TTTCACTGTATGTGCTCCATATACGCTCAAATTAGCAGGGCGTCTTGTATTTTCAAAGACATCAAACAATGGTGATTTAACAAAATTGGAATTTTTTGGAACAAATACACTCAATCCTGTCTTGATCTTTAAAGCACTACAATCATTATAAATCTTTTCATTAATTTCATTATTGATTTTCAAACCTAAATCAATATCATTTAAAACATTATACAACTCCGCTCTACACGATTTAGACCACCTCAATGAAGCCCCAACATTCTTACTAAAATGTCCGGCTACATGCATTCCCATCAACATACCTTGATTAGTGACTAATAAAACGCCACACATTCCTGCAAAATGTAAATTATTATATACTATAGGATCTTTAATCACATTGTTATTAATACCAACTGGATAAACTATAGGGCCAAGCGATTCTACATTAGTTAAGATTCCCTCCAATTTCACAACTCTCCTAGGAAAGACTAAACCAACAACCATATCACAACAAGGTTGGAAACAGGTTGCAAGTTTTGGAAACGGAGTTGGATAACCATCACTAAGAGACAAAACAGCAACATCATTTTCAATATTAGTATAAATAATATTTACTGGTGAATGATCTATTATACGATAATTGTTAACTCTACTTTTATATATAACTACTTGAAGTTGTCTATCCAAAACTAAATGGTAAGGAACTATTATTTTTCTTCCAGATATTAGACAATGACAAGAAGCTGTTTTAATTAAATTATTTTCAGTGTAAATTAAATCTATCTCAAAAAGTTGGTTACTAATCTTTGGTATTAAACTATGAGACAAACTCAAATCTAAACTTGAAAACCGCTCTACTAAATTTTCCTCCTTACCTTTTACTACTGAAATAAAACCACCCTCCTCTGAAAACATATTCTTGAATTTATACAACATGGATATAACTACTAAACTAACGACAAATCCGCCTGCTGCCATTACTGGTTTATTTAAAATCATAGACATAAAATCACCAATCAATGCTTTACAAGTATCTAAAATATATACAAAATACTCATCTATTAAATTTCGTACAGAATCCAACATTACATTGGATTGGGCTTGAAAAGGATTAGCAGCTCTTACAAAGTCAATATCTTCATTAAGCAAAGTATTATTATCTAATTGAATTTGCTTCATCTTCTTAAATCCCAATACAATAGTACTAAGCCAAGTCAAAAGAACATTCTGATTCTCCACTGCACAAAAACTATCTAAAACAACGCCCTCATTATCTAAAAATTCTTTAAAATCATCCGGAAAACTTTGTTTAAAAGATTTGGTTTTAATATCATAAAATTTAAAACAGGCATTACCCTCCATTAAATCACCTACTCCTTTTACATTTTCAAAATCAAAAACATAACCTCTACGCCACAGGGCTTCAGGATGCTCAATACAATCTTTACTGGTAAAGCCTTGTAAATTAGTAAAATTATTTGTAGTTAATAAAATTAAATCACTATTAAAATATTTGGTATCTTTCAAACTAGCTTCTGCACAATCTAATGGTAATTTTACAGCTGAAACCCAATTAATTAAATTTCTCCACTGAGATTTACCCATTTGTCCTACATCATCCATATAAAAAATATCCTCATTATTATAAGAATCGTACCAATCTTTAGAATCTTCTGAACATTTAACAATATGTGAATAATGAGTAAGACCTAAAACTTTAATAAGTTTATTAATAGTAACTGATTTTCTACAACCAGGTGGGCCTTGAAACACAAAACAACATGGTTCCTGTCTCGAAGTCTGTTCATAAGATTTAACTGCTTTCACTATTCTTTCAAATTCTAAAGCTATGTCATGTAATGGTTTATTTTTTGCAAAAAATTTCTTTAAATCCACCTGTTTAAATTCGGTGGACAATTCCTTAACAGATCTTCTAAAATCTTCGCGCAGCACAATATGATTATCTCTACTAAAATCACTTAAAATTTTTCTAGCTTTCTGCATGTAAACAAATTCACTCAATCCAAACAATTCTAATAAACCTTTCATATAATCCTGAATGACAATAGGAAAATAAGAAATTATGGTATTTAATAATGAT